AAGTGGTGGACGCCCGCACGGTCGAGGGCACCGACAAGCAGGTCTACGAGCGGATCATCGCGGAATACGGGCCAGACTCGGCGCAGGCGCACGTTGAGGTGTACGGTCAGTTCCCCAACGCGGGCGATGACCAGTTCATCGGGGCTGACATCGTGGACGACGCTATGAGGCGTACGAAATACCAAGATCAGTCAGCGCCAATTGTGATCGGCGTAGACCCCGCACGGTTTGGAGCGGACGCAACCGTGATCGCGGTGCGCCAAGGTCGCGATATTGTGAAGATCATGCGCCACAGAGGCGACGACACCATGACGGTGGTCGGGCATGTGATTGAAGCGATTGAGGAATTCAAACCGACGCTGACAGTGATCGACGAAGGTGGCTTGGGTGCTGGGATCGTGGATCGGCTGAAAGAGCAGCGGTACAAGATCAAGGGCGTGAACTTCGGAAATAAGGCGAAGAACCCGATCATGTACGGCAACATGCGGGCTCAGATGTGGGGCGACATGAGGGAGTGGCTGAAGACGGCGGCGATTCCAAACGACAGGTTCTTGAAAACGGACTTGATTTCGCCTATGATGAAGCCTGACTCGAAAGGGACGATCTTCTTGGAAAGCAAAAAAGACATGAAGTCGCGTGGGTTGGCGTCGCCTGACGCCGCCGACGCAATTGCTGTTACATTTGCGTTTCCTGTAGCACATCGACAATATGTTGAACCAACCCGCCGCGTAAACGCGCAAGGCAGTGGAGTCAACGCATCATGGATGGGATCATGACAAAAAAAGTATCTCTGTCAGTAGGTCGTGGCGAGAAGCTACCCACATCCAAGGGCGCTGGTTTGACGGCCAAAGGCCGCGAGAAGTACAATGCCGCAACGGGTTCTAACCTTAAAGCGCCAGCACCAAACCCTAAGACCAAAGCAGACCAAGGCCGCAAGGATTCATTTTGTGCAAGAATGGGCGCTGTAGCGGCCAACGCCAAAGATGGCGAACGTGCCAAAGCAGCCCTTAAAAGATGGAAGTGTTGATATGGCTACCAAACCTGGACTCTATGCAAATATCCACGCAAAACAAGCCCGTATCAAAGCGGGTTCTGGTGAAAAGATGAACAAGCCTGGCAGCAAGAATGCGCCAACGGCCAAAGATTTCAAAGAGTCAGCTAAAACTGCGAAGAAAAAATGACAGATTACACAGGCATCGCCGCAGCCGGTGCTGTGGCCAACGGCGGCAAGCAAAAGGACTCAGAGTCTAGCGTCTTGGCGACCGCCCGCGACCGGCTCAACATGGCGATTGGCGCGTTGTCTGAGTCCCGTGAAGATGAGATTGACGATTTAAAGTTCTACGCTGGCTCACCTGACAATCGCTGGCAGTGGCCTGCGGACGTGTTGGCCACCCGTGGCTCTGTGCAAGGCCAAACGATCAACGCTAGGCCGTGTCTGACGATCAACAAATTGCCGCAGCACGTAAGGCAGGTGACCAATGACCAAAGACAGAACCGCCCAAGTGGCAAGGTTATTCCAGCCGACGACCACGCAGACATCGAAGTCGCCGAAATCTTCAACGGCATGGTCAGACACATCGAATACATCAGCGACGCTGACGTCGCGTACGATACAGCGTGTGAAAACCAAGTCTCCTACGGCGAAGGTTACATCCGCATCCTGACCGAATACTGCGACGAAAACACGTTTGACCAAGACATCAAGATTGGCCGTGTACGCAACAGCTTTTCGGTCTACATGGATCCAACGATCCAAGACCCAACTGGTGCAGACGCCAAGTGGTGTTTTGTCACTGAAGACATCACCAAAGACGAATACGCGCGGATGTATCCAGACTCCGCGCCCATCACCACCCTGCAAACGCTGGGTGTGGGTGACCAAAATTTGAGCCAATGGCTCACTGAAGACACTGTTCGCATTGCTGATTACTACTACGTAGACTACGACCGAGCAACGCTTAACCTGTACCCTGGGAACGTGACCGCATTTGAAGGCACCCTAGAGGACAAACAACTGAAAGAAATCTATGGAAAACCTAAAAAATCTCGTGAATCTGATCGTGTCAAAATTAAATACTGCAAGATTAACGGTTATGAAATTCTTGAAGAACGCGATTGGGCGGGGAAATACATCCCCGTAGTTCGCATTGTTGGCAATGAATTTGAAGTCGATGGCCGCTTGTACGTGTCTGGCCTTGTGCGTAACGCCAAGGATGCCCAGCGCATGTACAACTACTGGGTAAGCCAAGAGGCAGAGATGCTGGCCCTTGCACCCAAGGCACCATTTATTGGCTACGGTGGCCAGTTTGAAGGCTATGAAAACCAGTGGAAGACTGCAAACACGACCAATTGGCCGTATTTGGAAGTCAATCCAGACGTGACCGACGGCCAAGGTGCGGTGTTGCCGTTGCCTGCGCGGGCGCAGCCACCGATGGCTTCCAGCGGTCTGTTGCAGGCCAAAGCTGGCGCGTCCGAAGACATCAAAGCGTCTACCGGCCAATACAACGCATCTTTGGGTATGACATCCAACGAGCGCAGCGGCAAAGCCATTTTGGCTCGCCAGCGCGAAGGTGACGTGGGCACTTACCACTACGGCGACAACTTGGCCCGTGGTGTGCGGCACATCGTGCGTCAGTTGGTGGACTTGATCCCCAAGGTGTACGACACTCAGCGCGTGGCCCGCATCATTGGTGTGGACGGTGAAACCGATATGGTCAAGCTAAACCCTGATCAAGATGAAGCAGTTCGCAAGATCACCGATCCGAACAACCCTGACATCGTGATCGACAAAATCTACAACCCCAATGTTGGCAAGTACGATGTGGTGGTGGCCACCGGCCCAGGCTACGCAACCAAGCGCCAAGAAGCCTTGGAAGCCATGGCCCAACTGTTGCAGGGCAACCCGCAACTGTGGCAAGTGGCTGGCGATTTGTTCGTGAAGAACATGGATTGGCCAGGTGCCCAAGAGATGGCCAAGCGATTTGCCAAGACCATCGATCCTAAGCTCATGGAAGACGGCGACAAGCCACCAGAGTTGCAGGCAGCGGAACAGCAGATGCAAGCAATGGGTCAAGAGCTTGATCAACTGCATGAAATGCTTAAGAACGTCGGCAAGTCCATCGAAGCGCAAGACATGCAACGCAAAGATTTTGAAGCTGAAGTTAAGATGTACGAAGCCGAAACCAAACGGATCGCTGCGGTGCAGGCAGGCATGACTGAGCAACAGATTCAAGATATTGCCATGGGCGTGGTTGCTGCGGCGATGGAATCGCAAAATATGATGAATGAAATGCCTGAGATGCCTCAGCAAGAGATGATGCCTGAAGAAGAAATGATGCCACCACAAGGAATACCACAATGAAAGCCGCTGATTTTTTAGGTGCGCTGTTTCTAGCACGGGACGTGGCGCACAGCGTTCACTTAAACACCCGCAGTTTCAGCAAGCACAAAGCACTTAATATTTTCTACGACCGCATTGTTGGCGCGGCAGATGATTTTGCTGAAGCCTACCAAGGCCGTCATGGTTTGATTGGCCCCATCACTTTGCATTCGGCAACCAAGACTTCCAACATCATTGAGTTTTTGGAAAGCTCGTTGGCTGAAATCGAAGGTGCTCGGTATAAGGTTGCAGACAAGACAGATTCGTCATTGCAACAGCTTATCGATAACATCGTCGAGATTTATCTTCGCACCATCTACAAACTCAAATACTTGGCATAAGGACACATCATGGCAAATTTTGCACAAATCACAGCGACCGCCAACATCAAGTCTATGGGCGGCAAGCTCAAAGGTATTTTTGTCAGCGCGGCTTCGTCCACGCCAACCATCACGGTTTATGACTCTGCTGCTACGACCACAACTCGGACTGTTCTGAGTGTGTTCACACCTACCGCTGCAACTTCGTATGTGTTTCCTCTTGATGGTATTTACGTCAACGATGGCATTTACGTGGTAATTTCAGGTACAGTGTCAGCAACGATCATTTTCGAATAATCAAAACCCGTACTGGTGCGGATCACCAGGGAGTCTTAGGATTCAAAAATGACTGAAGAAGTCCAACAACCCTTAGCGGAAGTAGACTCCGCGCCCGCAGCAGAAGTGACGGCCACTCCTGAAGCACAAGTAAATGCGCCGGAAGTCGCTGATGAAGCAAAAGAATCGAGGGTTTTTACTCAAGAAGAACTTGATGCAGCAATCGGCAAAAGGCTTGCAAGAGAACAACGTAAGTGGGAAAGAGAGCAGGCTCAACGTCAAGCGGAAGCCCAAACGCTGAGAGCGCCAGCAACGATCCCGCCAGTCGATCAGTTCGACAGCCCTGAAGACTATGCAGACGCATTGGCCTATCAGAAAGCTGAACAACTGCTTGCCCAGCGAGAACAAGCAAGGCAGCAATCTGCAATTCTTGAGTCCTATCACGAAAAGGAAGAAGAAGCTCGGAACAAGTACGACGACTTTGAACAAGTCGCCTACAACCCGAAACTTCCAATCACAGACGTGATGGCTGAGTCGATCCGAGCCTCGGACGTAGGCCCTGAAGTAGCGTACTACCTCGGTGCCAACCCTAAAGAAGCGGAACGAATCTCTCGTCTTGCGCCTATCGTGCAGGCTAAAGAAATTGGGAGAATTGAGGCCAAGATGGCCAACGATCCTCCCGTGAAACGAACCACGTCTGCGCCAGCACCGATTTCACCTGTCACTGCTCGCTCCTCTGGGGGCCCAGCCTATGACACTACTGATCCACGGTCTACCAAGACCATGACGGATTCGCAGTGGATTGAAGCTGAAAGAGCACGGCAGATGAAAAAGTGGCAAGCGCAAGCCAACCGCTAAACAATTTTTGAAGGATTTTTTCCATGTCTAATAGTATCTTAACGATCGACATGATCACCCGCAAAGCTCTCGAAATTCTCGAGAACAACCTGGTGCTCACCCGTAACGTGAACCGTCAGTACGACGACAGCTTCGCTGTTGAAGGTGCCAAGATTGGTTCTACACTGCGTATCCGTTTACCCGACCGCGCTTTGGTAACTGACGGTGCCGCCTTGCAAGTTCAGGACGACAACGAACAGTTCACCACTTTGACTGTTGCTTCACAAAAGCACATCGGCGTGAACTTCACATCTGCTGAATTGACCATGCAATTGGACGATTTTGCAGAGCGCGTGTTGAAGCCTCGTATCAGCCAGTTGGCATCTTCTATTGATGCTGACGTTGCCAATGCGTACAAAACCATCGGTAACACCGTTGGCACCCCAGGCACCACTCCTTCTACTTCTTTGGTCTTGTTGCAAGCCCAACAGAAGCTGAACGAAAACGCTGCCGTGATGTCACCACGTTACGCTACCGTCAACCCAGCCGCCAACGCTGGTTTGGTCGAAGGCATGAAAGGTTTGTTCAACCCCACCGACACCATCAGCAAGCAGTTCAAGAACGGCATGATGGGCACTGGCGTGTTGGGCTTTGACGAGATCAACATGTCTCAGTCAATCAAGCAACACACCACTGGCTCACGTAGCGCATCTGCGTCTACATTGGTCAAGACACCAGGTGTTACTTCTGAAGGCTCATCCACCATTCTGTTGGAACAAGGTTCTGTAACTACAACAATCAATGCTGGTGACGTGTTCACTATCAGTGGTTGCAATGCTGTTAACCCACAGACCCGTGAATCCACAGGCTCTTTGTTCCAGTTCGTGGCTTTGACTACCGTTGCTGCCTCATCTGGTACTTGGACTGTCACCGTTGCTCCTATGTACTCAGCTAACCATGCTTTGGCTACTATGGACGCGCTGCCTGCAACTGGCGGCACTGTAACTTTCGTGGGTGCTGCTTCTACTCAGTACGCTCAAAACTTGATCTACCACAAAGACGCGATCACTTTTGCGACCGCCGATTTGTTGTTGCCTCAAGGCGTCGATATGGCTGCTCGCGCAGTCCATAACGGTATCAGCTTGCGCGTTGTTCGTCAGTACGACATCAACAACGACCGTATGCCTTGCCGTATTGACGTTCTGTATGGCTTCAGCACAATCCGTCCACAAATGGCCTGCCGCATGTGGGGCTAACCAAATGGGGTTTCGGCCCCGTTTTCTAAATCTTTTCAAAGGAATAAATCATGGCTACATTACCTAACGGCGCAAGTGGTTACCAAGTTGGTGACGGCAATCTTGGCGAAATCAGTTTTTATAACACCAGCGCACCCGTCGCATTGACTGGCGCGTCTGTCACTATCACCGCAGAGAATTTGGCTGCTGGTGTGTGCACTATGGACTCCGGCGGCACAGACGCTGGCGCTTATGTGTTTCCAACAGGCGCGTTGCTTGACGCTGCGTTCTCTAGCCTTAAAGTTGGCTCGACATTTGATTGCTCGTTCATCAACATTGGCGACAATGCAGCAAATGACGTAGTTTTCACCGCTGGCACGGGCAACACCCTTGTTGGTAACGACACGATCCAAGATGCGCTGACCAAAACCAACAACACATCTGGCACGTTCCGTTTCCGCAAAACAGGTGACGCAGCGTATTCAATTTACCGCGTGTCTTAAAAACCTAAATAGGGGCTTCGGCCCCTATTTTTAAAGGAAAAATCATGCCTACAAACACAAAACCAATTGGTGTTGCATTTGAAGATGCACAACTTGATGGCGCAATTATGGGTAAAGCAGGTGGCACTGCGGGGTTCTACGGAACCACGCCAGTTACACAAGCTGCGGCCATCACTGCGGTCACCGACGCTGCTACAGGGGCTCAACTGGCTACCGCCATCAATGACCTTCGCGTTGCGTTGAAAAACATCGGTATCACTGCCTAAACCAACTAGGGGGCTAATCACCCCCTTCTTCTTATGATTTATCTTCAGCATGAAATTCACGGTCGAAAAATAGCTTACATTGAAATGGAAGCTGAGTTTGATGAAAAAAATGGCTGGGTACGATATACTTTAGACACGCCTGTTGAGGCGGCTCCTGTCGTCAACGAACTGGAAGTCAAACGTCGTCGTAGCCGATCACCAGAGGTGGTCGAACAAGGAGCATAAACATGGCCATCTATACCGCTGGCGATCAAATCAATAGAGCATTACGATTGCTTGGCGTGTTGGCTGAAGGTGAAACACCTTCTGCGTCCGTGTCCCAAGACGCTTTGATGGCGCTGAATCAGATGATTGATTCATGGAACACTGAACGCTTGTCGGTTTTTAGCACCCAAGATCAGACATTTACTTGGCCTGCCGGTGAAATTACACGCACTCTTGGCCCGTCAGGCAACTTTGTTGGCTTGCGTCCCGTGCTGTTGGATGACGCTACCTACTACCGCGATCCAGGCACCAACGTGTCTTACGGCATCAAATTTATCAACCAACAACAGTACAACGGCATTGCAGTCAAAACTGTGACCAGCACGTACCCGCAGGTGATTTTTGTCAACATGACTTACCCTGATGTTGAAATGTACATTTACCCGCGCCCCACACGCGACTTGGAATGGCACTTTATCAGTGTACAAAAGTTAAGTGAGCCTGCCAATTTGGTGACCAATATCTTGTTTCCACCAGGCTATTTGCGGGCGTTCGTATACAACTTGGCAATGGAATTTGCACCTGAGTTTGGCGTGGAGCCAAGCCCCCAAGTGCAGCGCATTGCAATGACTTCCAAGCGCAACCTGAAGCGCATCAACAATCCTGACGACATCATGTCAATGCCTTACGCCATTGTGGCTTCACGTCAGCGATTCAACATCTACGCCGGTAATTACTGATGCAAACGCCGATTCTTGGCTCCAGCTACGTTGCTCGCAGCATCAACGCTGCCGACAATCGCATGGTCAACTTGTACCCAGAAGCCACGCCAGACGGCGGCAAAACTGCGGCTTTTCTGACGCGCTGCCCTGGCTTGGAATTCTTGCAAACAATCGGCACAGGCCCCATCCGCGCTCTGTGGGCACACCAGACCAATGGGACGAATATTTTTGTGGTGTCTGGCAACGAAGTCTACAAACTTGACGGCATGACCTCTACGCCCACTTTTTTGGGCAATGTCACCGGCACGGGCCCCGTGTCTATTGCTGACAATGGAACCCAGCTTTTCTTTGCCTGCAACCCTGACAGCTACATCTACAACGAAGTCACCGACGTGTTCCAGCAAATCACCGACCCAGATTTCCCTGGCGCGGTGACTGTGGGCTACTTGGACGGCTACTTTGTGTTCAACGAGCCCAACAGCCAAAAGGTGTGGGTGACGTCTTTGTTGGACGGCTTGTCTGTCGATCCGCTGGATTTTGCCAGCACTGAGGGCTCACCTGACGGCTTGGTGGCCATCAACATAGACCACCGTGAAGCATGGATGTTTGGCACCGACTCAATTGAAGTCTGGTACGACGCTGGCTTGGCCGACTTCCCGTTGACCCGCATCCAAGGTGCGTTTAACGAAATTGGCTGTGTGGCTGCGTTCTCAGTAGCCAAGCTGGACAACGGCCTGTTTTGGTTGGGCACTGACGCCCGTGGCCAAGGCATCGTCTACCGAGCTAACGGCTACACCGGCCAGCGGGTTTCCACCCACGCCATTGAGTATGCAATTGCTCAGTACGGCAACATTTCAGACGCGGTGGCTTACACATACCAGCAAGAAGGCCACGCCTTTTATGTGCTGACGTTCCCCACCGGCAACGCCACATGGGTCTACGACGTGGCCACCCAAGCGTGGCATGAGCGGGCGGGCTGGGACAACGGGGCTTTTACTCGTCATCGGTCTAACTGCCAATGTAATTTCATTGGCAACACCATTGTTGGCGACTTTGAAAATGGCAACATTTACAAGATGACCTTGGATGTCTACGCTGACTATGATGAACCTCAAAAATGGCTGCGCTCATGGCGAGCCCTGCCCAGCGGTCAAAACAACCTCAAGCGTACCGCCCACCACAGCCTGCAACTGGATTGCGAATCCGGCACAGGCTTGGCCAATGGCCAAGGTGATGACCCGCAGGTTATGTTGCGTTGGTCAGATGATGGTGGCCACACTTGGAGCAACGAGCATTGGTCGCCCATGGGCAAGATCGGCGCGTACTACCAGCGCGTGTTCTGGCGTCGGTTGGGCATGACGCTCAAGCTGCGGGATAGGGTCTATGAAGTGTCTGGCACCGATCCTGTAAAGGTCGCCATTATGGGCGCTGAATTGATTCTGAGCCCGACCAATGCCTGAATTACTTAATATAACGAACCTACCTTCGTCGCGGGTCGAATTTATCGACCCTCGCACGGGGTTGATGTCGCGTGAGTGGTATCGGTTCTTTCTGAACATATTCACTTTGGTTGGCGGCGGCAACAACCAGACATCTTTGGATGACTTGCAACTTGCGCCGCCATTTGTACCTGCAACGGCAGGCGGCGGCTCAGGCACGGTCACATCGGTTGATGTGTCGGGCGGCACCACAGGTTTGACCACTTCTGGTGGCCCAATCACCACCAGCGGCACAATTACGCTTGCGGGTATTTTGAATATCGCCAACGGTGGCACAGGCGCTACATCAGCGGGCGGCGCACCATTTGCGCTCAAAGGTGCCAACACCGACATCACCAGTTTGTCTGGCCTTACGGGGGCCATCAGTAGCCCGACCTACGTGCAGTTTGACACTCTATACGCTACCGCGCTTACCGCAGGGCAGTTGGGTTGGGATGGCAACAATACTTTGGGCTTGGGTATGGCGGGCGGTAATGTCACCCAACATATTGGCGAGGATCAATTTTTCTATTGCAAAGCCACAAGCGCAATTACCAAAGGCCAAGTTGTCATGTTTACTGGCGCAGTTGGTGCCAGTGGCGTACCAACGGGGGCTCCAGCTACAGGCATTACAGACGGCGCATACATTATGGGTATCGCCGCTGAAGCAATACCATTCAATGACTTTGGTTTGGTTCAATCTTTTGGCACTTTGCGAAATGTAAATACCTCGGGGTACGCCGATGGAGATATTCTTTGGTACGACCCTTCGGTAGCAGGTGGGTTGACAAAAACCAAACCTTCAGCGCCCAATGTCAAAGTCCAAATGGCTGCGGTTATCAACGGCGGGTCTAGCGGTGGCGGCACAATTCTTATCCGCATCAACCCAGGTTCCGTGCTTGGCGGTACAGACTCCAACGTGCAGTTTGGCACCTTGGCCAACAACGATCTGATCGCTTACGACAGTACCTTGGGGTATTGGAAAAACATCCCTGGCAGTTCGTATGGCACGGGCACGGTCACTTCTGTAGGGTTATCCCTACCTGCCATTTTTACGGTGTCGGGCTCGCCCGTCACAACCACAGGTACTTTGACTGCGGTGCTGGCCAGCCAGACGGCCAACTATTTCTTCGCTGCGCCCGACGGCTCGGCAGGTGCTCCAACTTTCCGCGCAATCGTGGCGGCGGATGTGCCCACGCTCAATCAAAACACCACTGGCACGGCAGCAAACGTCACAGGCATCGTGGCGGTGGCCAATGGTGGATCGGGGCAGGCTACGGCTCAATTGGCCATGAACACTTTTGCTGGCGCGGTTACCAGCGGTTCATACTTGAGAGGTAACGGCACCAATGTGGTAATGGATACCATCCAAGTTGCTGACGTACCTACACTTAACCAGAACACCACCGGCACCGCGTCCAACGTCACAGGCATTGTGGCCGTGGCCAACGGCGGTACAGGCACGGCCACACCCGCGCTGATAGCGGGCACCAACGTCAGCATCACCGGCACTTGGCCAAACCAAACAATCAACTCAAGCAACCCAGGCGGCACGGTCACTTCGGTGGCCGCGACTGTGCCGTCGTTCTTGTCGATCAGCGGCTCACCAATCACTTCGTCGGGCACTTTGGCCATCACCTACTCAGGAACGGCTTTGCCTATTGCCAACGGCGGCACTGGCGAAACTACAGCTAACACAGCTTTCAATGCACTAGCCCCTAGTCAAACAGCTAATTCCGGCAAGTATCTAACTACTGATGGGACAAATACATCTTGGGCTTCTGTTGCATCTTCAACTACCAATGCCTATGCTTTTGCATGGTTCTTAAAATGAGGAAACTATGATAGTTTTAGATACAACATCCAAATCCATAACGATAGTTATGTCGGGTGCGGCTGCAACGACAAACCCAAGTTTCACCGCCGCATACGCAGACAACAACGGCACTACGTTTACAGAAGGTGCAAACGATGGCGTTTTAAATGGCACTACGGCAGTGACCGTGGTTGCCGCCCCTGCCGCCTCTACCAGAAGAATAATAAACACAATCACGGTTGAAAACAACGACACTGCCGCAGTGACCATAACTGTTGGTTACCTAAATACTGCAAGCACAAGGGTAATTGTTAAAGTTACTTTACAAGTTGGCGATACATGGACAACTAATGGCGCATACGATACCAACGGAAACCTAAAACAAACTTCAGGTGGGGGAAGCGGCGCAACGATCACCAACGACACTGCTACGGCCACCAATGTCTACCCTGTATTTGCCAACGCACTTTCTGGCAGTTTTACGACGGCGTACATCAGTAACGCCAAGTTGCTGTACAAGCCGTCTACAGGCGAATTCTTGTCGCAACACTTTAACGCAGGGAACGGAATTTACGTCAACAGCAAAACCGTTTCAACAAGTTACACTATAGCCACTGGAAATTCAGGCATGTCGGCTGGGCCGATCACCATTGCTAGTGGTCAGACCGTGACGGTTTCGTCAGGTTCTCGCTGGGTTGTTTTGTAAAAGGTGCTTCAATGACTGTAACCGCCAAAAATCTAGTTCCAGCCAAAACCGTTGAGGCAACGCAGACAACGCAATATATTGCCAATGGCGTGACCACGATCATCGACAAGTTCACGGCCACCAACTACAGTGGATCATCGGCCACCATCAGCGTGAACTTGATCACAGCCACAGGCACCGCCAGCAACGACAACTTGATCGTCAAGCAGCGCACCTTGGCCGCGTCTGAGACTTATATCTTTCCTGAACTTGTTGGCCAGATATTGCCTTCTGGGGGATTTATCTCCACAATCGCAGGTACAGCCAGCGCCATCAACATGCGCGTCAGCGGAAGGGAAGTCTCGTGAACGATGTAATTGATAAGGTTAAATTTCGCCAAAACGTCTTGACGGTTCAAGCCGGATTAGACGCCATGATTGCCAATGGTGAAGTGGAATCTATTGCTGAAGAATGCACGTTAAAACATTATTTTTCACCTAAAGATGAAAAGTATGGCTGCTGCACTTACGCTAGAGAGATAAAACTCCCTAAAGGGTCGATAGTAATTGGAAAAATACACCGGCACCAGCACCTCAATTTCATCACGCAAGGTGAAGTTATCGTATACACCGAGTTTGGCGAAAAGCATTTAAAAGCACCTTGCACGTTTATCTCAGAGGTTGGCTTGAAACGTGTGGTTCGTGCGTTAGAAGACACAATATGGACAACTGTCCATTTGACTGAATTTGAGTCTGAAACTGAGCTAGATAAAATTGAACATGAAGTTATCGCCCCGTCGTACGACGATTTGGGATTGATTGCATCTGTTGAAGCATTGCCGCAAATACCGGCGCAAGGAGTTTGATATGACATGGGTAGCAACAGCAGTTGTAGGTAGCACAGCCATAGGTGCGTACTCAGCAAATAAAGCGGGGAGAGAACAAGCTGGCGCAATGGATCGCGCTGCACAACTTGAACGCCAAACTTCTCAAGAGCAACTAGCCCTTCAAAAGCGTATGTACGAAGAAGACATAGCTCGGCAAAAGCCTTTCTATGATGTGGGCGTCAATGCGTTGCCAGAATTGGTTTCAGCATCAAGATACGAACCGTTTACTATGGATAAGTTTCAAGCCGATCCAGGTTACGCGTTTCGTTTGAAAGAAGGTCAAAAAACCTTGGAACGGTCTGCTGCGGCCCGTGGTGGCTTGCTGTCTGGCGGTACTGGCAAGGCGCTACAACGGTTTGGCCAAGAGTTTGGCTCGCAAGAATACACCAACGCATTCAACCGTTATCAGGCCGAGCGTGACGCTCGTTTAAGACCTTTACAGTCGCTCACAGGTATGGGCCAAACTACAAGTCAACAACTCGGTGCCTCTGGTCAAAATTACGCTGGAAGTTCTGCAAATATCGCGGGGAATATGGCGACAAATGTTGGCAATCTCATGGGCAGCGGCGCAGCCGCACGGGCGTCTGGGTACGTTGGCACGGCAAACGCTTTGACGGGTGGTTTAGGTACGTATCTAAACTACAGCCAAGGTCAAAACATGATAAACGCGTTGCAAAATAGATCGCCGGTAGTTAACAATCCTATCGGCTAAGGAATAAAACATGCCTATTGATCCTAGAATTTCCCTTGGTGTTCAGCCAATTCAAATAGCTGATCCGTTAGCTCAGTATGGGCAAGTGCAAAACATTTTGGCTGCTCAAGATCAAAGAAGAGCTGCGGGCACTCAAAACGAATTGGCGCAAGCGCAGTTGGGTCAAGCTCGGATGTCAATTCGAGAAGCGCAAGAAGCGCAAGACTACGTAACTCAAGTTATGAACGCAGCCAAGCAAAATGGCGCGGCTACTGACGACCCTATGGATGCGGCTATGCAAATGTTGCGGCATCCAAACCCAAAAGTCCGCGATGCGGGCAAAAACTTGTTTGACGCAAACCAAACAGTTTTGGCGTACCAGCAAGATAAACTGTTTGCAAACCGCACCGCACCGCAACCTTTGAAGAAGACTGCTTTAGCTCCGGCTGATCGCACTAAAGATGTTCCAGCAATAGGCGATGAGACTTACAAAGCGTGGCTAAAAGACGGATCAGACTTATCCTATAGAGATTGGCTTAAAACGCAACCCAACCCGCTTGCACCTGTGGCTGCACCTGCTGCACCGACCAACGCGCTTGCGCCTGTTGCGGCTCCCGCGCAAGGCAACGCGCTTGCTGTGCCGTCCAGAGCGAGTGAGTTGTTGGCAGAGATTACCGATTTGCGGACACGGTTTCCATACAGCGCAAAAGCTAAAGAGCAAATTGCGTTTCTCACCGAGCGGTATAAAGAGGCTATTAAGCCGCAAATTGTTGCGCCAGGTTCAGCTATCGTTGTTGATGGCCAGCCAATCTTTACTGCCAAAGAAAAACCGCTTACCCCAACTGATCTCGTAAGAAATTACGAGTATGCAAAAACACCTGCGGGCGGTAATTTCAAAGGCACGTTTGCTGAATTTAAGGCTATTTCAACACCTAAGACAACCATTACCACAGGTGTCGAGAAAAAATTTGGTGAGCAGTTTGCAGGCAAAATGGCAGAGGCTGACATTAAGAAAATGGACACGGCTGAGAAAGCGCCTCAATTGGCAGAAAGCGCCAATCGAATTATTGATTTGGTCAACCAAGGCAATTTATTCACAGGCCCTGTTGCGGATGTCAAGTTGAACATCGCCCGCGCGTTGAATGTAGCCGGTGCGAGCAACGATGAAAAAATTGCCAACACTGAATCCCTTATTGCGGCTACAGGTCAAAGCACTTTGGATGCGATTAAGAGCGCAGGCTTAGGTACAGGACAAGGCTTTACAGACAAAGACCTTAAATTCTTGCAAGGTATCGCAGGCGGCACAATTACATATACACCGCAGACGCTTACAGAACTGGCCAGACTTCAGCATCAAGCTGCTACCCGCAGCGCAGAGTCTTGGAACAAACGCGCCAAGCAATTGCCTAAAACAGCGACTGAAGGAACAGGTCTTTCTCTTGAGCCAATTATAGTGCCGCCGTTGTCATCCGCTAAGAGCGGCGGCGCGCGGCCAGAAGGCGTTGGAGCTGATTGGACACTTGAAAATGACGCCGCAGGCAACAGAGCATGGGTAAGCCCAGATCGTAAATCGTTTAAAGAGGTCAAATAATGGGTTTTGATCTTAATACCGCTGCGCCAGTTGCAACTGGTGGATTTGATCTTAGTACTGCAAAGCCAGCGCCAAACGGTATTCCAGCACAACGCAGATCGTTTTCAGATGTGCCTGGGGAAGCGTTAGCTAATGTTGGGCCAAGCGCAGTAAGTTTTTACAAAGGTTTGGTAACCGCTATTACAAACCCTGTGCAAACAGTGTCGGGTTTGTTGGATGTCAGTGCTGGCGCTTTACAAAACATATTGCCCAAAGACCTTGTTGATTTGGTCAACCAAATTGACAACAAACCCGAAGCAGCCAAACGTGCTGTTGACGCGGCCAACGCTGTTGGTGGTTTTTACAAAGATCGCTACGGCAGCATAGACGCGTTGAAGAACACTTTGGCAACTGACCCTGTTGGGGCAGCGGCTGACTTGTCCACGTTGTTTACCGGCGGCGCGTCGGCGACTACTCGCGTAGCCCCTGCAACAGCAAAAGTATTGACAACGGCTGCTAAATACACAAACCCATTGGCACCTGTTACTGCGGCTACTGGGTATGGCTTGGCGTTAAGCGCAAAAGGCACAGGCAACGTGGTAGACGCAATCACTGGGCAACGCGCTTCAACCCGAGCAGGCAGTGTTGTGCGTAACGCGCTGACCGAAGACGGCAGATCACCACAAAATCTTCAGGAAGCATTAAACGCATTGCGAACTGCACCGCCAAACATGACAGTGCGACAAGCGTTGGCTGACGTGGCTTCACCTCAAGTTCAATACCTTGGTCAAACAGTTCAAGCTAAGACTGCACCTGGGGCTGCGTTGTCTGTTCAAGCCGCTCAAGAAGCTGACCGCTTGGCGCGTCTGCAAGCGGTTACGCCTGATTTGACAGCCGCAGAACTTGCGCGGACAAACGTATCTAAACCGTTTTATAACGCGGCTACGTTACCTTTGACGCCAATTAACACTGCGCCGTTGACGCAACAACTTGACACAATTTTGGCGGCAAACCCAGGCAACGCCAAACTGGTGTCTGTGCTGAACCAAGTAAAAGCTGGCTTAGAAGCTAGCAGTAGCGCGCAACAAGTGTCTTCAGTATTGGACAACCTTAAAGATTTGATCTCAAGCAAAGACAATAAATTTATTGTCAAGAATTTGGTTGACGTCAAGAAAACAATTGAGCAAGCGTTGCCAGGATACCAACAAGCCCAACAAGTGTTTGCCGCTGCCTCACCTCCTGTCAATCAAGCCAAAGTCTTGAACGCCATGACAAACGTGCTTGAGCAACCTCTTGGCGCAGGCGAACGCGCAGGCCCGTTTGCAACCGTGTTGGGGCGTGGTGAGTCTGCTTTACTTAAGAAAGCCACGGGTGAGGCACGGTATTCTGATTTGAGCCAAGTGTTGACGCCGCAACAGATGGGTGTGGTCAAAGGCGTTGAAGCAGAGTTAAAACGCGACGCTGAAGTGGTGCGTCAAACTCAAGCTGGCGCAGACGCCATGAAGATAATTTTGGAGGCCAATCAATCTAATTTTCGCTTACCAAGTTTTTTAGATGTCAAAGTCACTTTGACAAACCAGATGCTGGACATCTTAAAAGACAGAATGAGCGCAAACGTGTTGAAAGAACTTGAAAAAGGTTTTAACTCCGCGCAAGACTTTCAAACATTGTTGAAAAAAGTCCCTGCGTCTCAACGCATTGATGTGCTTAGGGCCCTTGGCCAAGCTCAAGGTCAACTGAGCCCAACCAAATTGAATATCATTACGCAAACGCAGAATGCGTTGGCCCCTACGCAAGAAAACCGAAACAACTTGAGGTAACCCAATGGCTGGCTTAACCCCCTCCCCCAAACAACAGATTTTCGGATCGGATGGCTTGCCTCTTGTCGGCGGCAAAATCTACACCTACGCAGCGGGTACTTCAACGCCCATCGCTACGTACACCGATTACTTCGCCACCACGGCCAACACCAACCCGATCATCTTGGACTCCTTTGGCCAAGCCAACATCTGGTTGATCAACACCACCAGCTACAAGTTCATAGTCAGGGACGCCGACGACGTGTTGCTCTACACCGTAGACAACATTTCCATCCCCTTGGACTCTGGCTCTTTGGCGTCGCCTCCACCCATTGGCGACATCGTTCCCAACACCGGCGCGTTCACCACGCTGTCGGCCACAGGCACGGTCACCTTTTCTGGCCAAGTCAACTTCACTGGCACGGGAGCCGCCAAGTCCAACGTAGGCACCACGCCCCAGCGCCCAGCAACGCCCGTGGCGGGCATGTTCCGCTACAACACCACCTTGGGTACCTTTGAAGGCTACGGCACAGACTGGGGCCCATTGGGCGGCGGCGCGTCGGGTGGCGGTGGCAACTCGGTCTTCTATGAGAACGATCAGACGGTCACCATAGAGTACAGCATCTCGGCTGGCAAGAACGCCATGTCTACGGGCCCGATCACCATTGCTGGCGGCTTTGTAGGCAACGGCGTGATCTCAGGCACGATCTTGAGTGTGGACTCTGCAACCAGCGGCGCGTTGTATGTCGGCAGTATCATTTCTGGCACCAATGTGACCGCAGGCACTACAATCAGTGCGTTTGCTTCTGGCACTGGCGGCATCGGCACTTATGTTGTCAGCCCATCGCAAACCGCAATCAGCGGCGCGATCACGACAACTGTCACAGTCACTGTCCCTTCTGGCTCACGCTGGGTCGTTTTGTAAAGGAAATATATGTCATCAGTCGTTATCTCAGGAGACACCAGCGGGGCTATCACGGTAGCAGCCCCTGCTGTTGCTGGTACAAACACGCTGACACTTCAAGCCGCCACTGCGACAAATGCTGTCAATAAATTGGAAACGGCGGTTGCGTCTACATCAGGAGCAAACATTGATTTCGTAAGCATCCCTGCATGGGTGAAGCGTTTGACAGTCATGTTTAGTGGTGTGAGTACGAATGGAACTAGCGCATTGATGATGCAACTAGGTGATTCGGGTGGTTTTGAGACATCAGGGTACACCGGAGGAAATGGCGTAATTAGAGACGGCGGTACATCGACCAACTATGCATTTAGTGCAGGGTTTATAGTATCGTCAGAAATAGGCGCTACCAGTAATTCTTCTGGAATTGTCTCAGTTTGTTTGATTGGTTCAAATAATTGGTCAGCAAGTGGTGTTGTTAGTTTAAACGGGGGTAGAACTACTTGCGTTGGGGGCAACAAAACCCTCTCCGACACCCTGACCCAAGTTCGCATCACCACCGTAATTGGCACGGACACATTTGACGCTGGCACTATCAACATTCTGTACGAAGGATAATCATGTCAATACTTGTTTTAACTTCTGACACGCTGATTGGTACAGCAGCCGCTGGCAACATTGAATATTCCAGCCCGATCTTTACCGGCACACCTATTGGCACACAGCGAGGCATTGTGCCGACTCAACAGTATTACAGACTGAATTCTGCGGTGGCTGGCGCAAACGCTACTGGCGCACAAAACATATTTGGTGTTGGCGTAACGCTGTCTGCAAGCACAGTGTATGAGTTTGAGGCAATTTTTGTGTTGAGCAAATCAGCAGGAACGACATCTCACACAATTGGACTTGGATTTGGTGGAACTGCTACTGCTAACAACATAGGTTATTACGCTCAATTTGAACCAATTGCTGGCTCAATACCGACTGCTGGTACTAGCGCATCTGCTGTTGCTTTTATGTTTTCCAACACACTTTCAAACAACACTCTAACCCCAGCATATGCAACTGCGACTTTTTACGGCATTTGTTTACTAAAAGGCACAGTATCAATCAACGGTGGCGGCACATTTATTCCGCAGTACACGCTGTCAGCCGCACCGGGCGGGGCTTACTCAACAGCCATTGGTAGCTACATCCGCATTGCACCAGTTGGCGCATCCGGTTCTAACACTTCAGTAGGAGCATGGGCATGAGTACAGTAATCGATGGTTCAGCAAGCGTCACAATCAACAATGGTGCGGTACTGGGGATTACCTCTGGCACTGCTGTTGCCAGCACATCAGGTGTAAGCGTTGACTTCAATAGCATCCCATCGTGGGCGAAGCGAATCACTGTGATGTTTGGTGGGGTTTCTTTAAGCAGCACATCTCTACCCTTGATACAAATTGGGCCATCTGTTGTTGTCACTACGGGTTACAAGTCTGGCACTTACTATGCGGCTGGCAGCGCTCAAGTTGCTACAAGCGGTTTTATCTTTGGGGTTCCTAGCGGTTCTGCTGGAAATACATATAACGGTGCTTATACATTAAGTTTGTTGGGCAGCAACCAGTGGGTAGGAAGCGGAGTTGCAAGCGTGAATGACGCAAATTCTGGGTCAATTATGGCGGGCGGTGCTGTAACTTTAGCTGGCGCTTTAACAAATCTTAGGGTTACTTCAGTTAGCGGTACAGACACATTTGACGCTGGCTCAATCAACATCATGTATGAAGGATAAAAAATGACACACAGAATCGTAGTAAATGTAGAGACAGGCGTAACCTCAATTGTTGAGTACACACCTGAAGAACAAGCAGTGCATGATGCGGCAGTGGCGGCACAGCTTGCTGAAGCGCAAGCACTTGCGGATGCTGAAGCAACGCCAGCGCCGATTGAGGCTCAGTGATGGACAGCGTTGAAAAGGAATTTGCTGTGCATGAAGCTGTCTGCGCTGAGAGGTACGCCGCCATTGAGAAAGCATTTGTCGAAGGCGACAAGCGCATGACACGCATTGAGTACCTGCTCTACATCGTAATCGGCGCGGTGTTGCTGGGCCCTGGCTTTGTCGGCACGATGATCAGCAAATTGATAGGCGGGTGAAATTGAACCTATCACATTGGCACTGGCTGCAATTGCTGGAATTAAGCAAGGTGTGGCTTTGTACAAAGACGCAAAGGCCGCTGGTACAGACGTCTACAAGATAACCAAAG